GTTTAGGCAACGCTCGCACGGCAACGAAAAAAACATGGGAACCACCAAAATCAAGCACAATTTAATGCAGGAGGAATGGCAGCGCCGCGCAGTTTTGGTGCGGGCATATCTGGAAAAGCACCCTGGCGCGGGAACAACTGACATTGCAACGGGAATTGGTGTTGAGATGAAAACAATGAACGCTTGGGGTGATAAGTTTCGAGCCTCTCAAAAAGAATACGGCATCCGCCACGTCAAAAGCATGACAACGAAAAAATACAATTACTGGCGGTCAGAGGACATGCCAAAAGCAGGAGACGCAAAATGAAATACGGCTCAGTATGTAGCGGAGTTGAAGCGGCGACCGTCGCTTGGCACCCGCTCGGATGGGAACCGCAATGGTTCAGCGAAATTGAGAAATTCCCCAGCGCGGTGCTGGATCATCATTATCCGAATACGCCAAACCTTGGCGACATGACAAACTTTAAGGAGTGGTCAAATGACCCAATCGACCTTCTCGTGGGAGGAACCCCCTGTCAATCGTTCTCAGTCGCAGGATTGCGAAAGGGACTGGATGATCCGCGTGGCAACCTCATGCTCACATATCTTGCCATCGCTGAACGATATGCTCCTCGTTGGATCGTCTGGGAAAACGTCCCCGGCGTCTTGTCATCTAACGGAGGACGGGATTTTGGAACCTTCCTCGCAGCGTTGGGGCAAATCGGGTATGGGTTCGCCTACCGAGTGCTGGACGCTCAATACTTCGGAGTGGCCCAGCGACGCCGTCGTGTGTTTGTTGTCGGATACCTTGGAGACTGGCGACGTGCCGCAGCGGTTCTTTTTGAGCGCGAAAGCATGTCAGGGCATCCTGCGCCGAGCAGAGAAACGCGGGAAGAAATTGCCCAGTGCCTTACAACGCGCACTAGAAGCGAATACGACCCAACAACCGAAACCTTGCCCGTGACCACTGGCGCTTTGTGTGCGAGAACTGGCCTCTCAATTAGCACGCAAGACGCAGCCCAAGGTCATCTGCTGCCCATAGCGCCGCAAGTGATAAACATTTATGGCGGAAACAAACGGCCAGATCGACCAGAAGGTGGGTTCTATGTGCGTACAGATGAATTGACTAGCAAAACCCTCGACGCTGCGACGGGGTTAAACCCAACTTGCTCTCAAGGCGGAACAGCAATCTTACAAACAGCGGTAGCATTCTCATCAAATATGTCAGCACCAGATTATCAAACTGACGGCACAACGCCGACGTTGAAGTTGGGCGGACATGGTGGCGGCAATCCGCCTGCATTCAGCGATGGATCACAAGTCCGCCGCCTCACACCAACAGAATGCGAACGATTGCAGGGTTTCCCGGACGACTACACGCAGATCGCGTGGCGCAACAAGGAAGCAGAGAACTGCCCGGACGGACCTCGATACAAGGCAATGGGCAACAGCATGGCCGTACCCGTTATGCACTGGATTGGACGACGAATTGAAATGATTGAAGCAGAATTTGGAGACGCAAAATGAAAACAACGATCATCATCACTGGCCAGCTTGATACAAGCACGGCATTTGGTGTCTGCATGACGACAGGCGAAAGGGTTTTTGTGCCAGCGGCAGTGGCTCGCCCGATCAATATCATCGTCAACGGCGAATATGAGGCCGTATTGATTGAGAACGTCGAGCAGCGCCGCGAACAAGCGCCGTGGAGGGCCATCAAGCTGTTTGGCGAACAAGTTGTCGTCGATGAACAAGATGACGCTGTAACGGACGCTGAAGTGCCAAAGGTAAAGTCAGCAAAGGAACTTGACATTGAAGCGTTCGAAGTTCTTGGCACTGTCGAATTTGCATCAACCAGCGAAATGGCTGAAATGCTTGGCGTCAGCACGACAACCGCTGGAAACTCATTGCAGCGCCTGTTCAACGCTGGCCGGATCAGCCGCGCCGAGGTTTACCACCGCGTCGGTCAGCAGCGACCGTCGTTTGTCATGTACGCGATGAGCGCATCAGACTTTGAAGGGGCCGACTAATGACCGACGGAAACACATACGCAATCAACCGCCACCTTGCCGAGCGCGAGGAGTATGACATGCACGAGATATTTGAGGCAGTATTGGCCGATGCAGAAGAAGCCCAAGCCTACGCGGAGGAATTGGAAGTTCGCGTCGCACAACTCGAAACCGAACTATTTGAACTCAAGAACGCACCGATCAGCTTTCTGCTGGATCACGGAAAGGGAGAATAACCGATGAACGCAAGTAAACTTGAAGAACTAAAGGCTGCTGAGGATGATGGTCATTGCGAAGAGAAGTAACAACTTTATTGCTTGACCGAAACTTGTAGGCATATTTCGGACATGGCAGGCGGCTGCTACTTATGTTGCCATGTGCCGTTTACGTTGCGCCAGTGACACACAATACGAGACACGGTTAGTTGCAGATGACATTAACAAGAAGATGTCTGAACTATTCCCTGTCTCATGGAATGCACTTATTAAGGAGAATAATTAATGCCAACACTATCAACAGTTCTGACAATCATCACGGTATCGGGGGCCACGCTGCCCGCCGGATACTACGAAGTCACCACAACGCAGCTAACATGCGCCGATCACATTGACATCATGCTGACGATGGCAGCAGTCGATGGCGCAGAGGCCGACGGCTATTGCCTCGACAGCTTCACATCCATGCGCCCAGTGGCGCGACCAGAGGGGTTGGTGGAATGAAGGATGCACCGAAGCGGATATGGGCAAGGCGACACCCAACTGGTGTCGTTGAGGCCGCAGACTACAAGATTGAAGGCGAGCAAGAATACTACCGCGCCGACCTATCCGCCGACCTTGTGCAGGCTGGGTATCTGGCGGGGCTGAAAGATGCGTCTATGGTCGCTGCTGAGTGGGAGGAAACATGGGACAAAAGAGACAATGAGGAGGCATCTAAAGGCGCTGGGTTGGTCTTTAGAGACACCCGCACACTAATTGCTGACCCCGAAGCTATTGCTGCAATCGCTGCGCGTGTAACGGAGGGGAAGTGATGGCAGACAAGATCGACACATCACCAGAGGAGATGGGAAATGACTAACATGAGCAAGACAGAAGGTGCAGCGGCGGTCGCAAAGTTGCGGGCGCAGGGCATGAGCAACATTCAGATCGGGGAGACACTTGATAGGAACAGAAATTGGGTCGGCACTCGTATAACCAAAGCCCGCGAACTTGGCCTGTTGCCGCCGAAGCCCATAATGAATCGCCACGACCAAGTGACGTTGTTCTTGAAGGAAAATGAGTCTGACCGTGGCAGCATCAAGAAGGTTCTTAGCGGCTTGAGCGAAGACGAATTGTTGTGGCTGCTGGATCAACTGCCACGCGACATGTCGCTGGCAGAGCTTCTAACCGCTTTTGTGCGAGATGCCTACGCGGATGAACACTAATCCACAAGAAGGCGTCCCGCGTGACCGATGGATGTCGCATGACGACATAATTTATATCGAAGACATGCTCGATGAACACCTGCTGAACGCATACAAGACGTGCGTTCGGTACGACAACCCGAAGGCAGACGAACTGCTGCGGGAGATAGAAGACAGAAACCTTGATTGGAGAATATGATGACAAAACGCAGCGAAATTCTGGCCGAGGCTGACGGCCTTATCAATGGCCCACGGCAGGAACACTACGGCAGTCCGGCGGAGAACTTCGGCGTCATTGCTGAAATGTGGTCGGCATATACCAATGCTGGTATAACGCCAGCAGACGTGTGCCACATGATGACTTTGCTCAAGATTGCTCGTTTGCGCAACGGTCCACATCGGGACAGCAGCGTCGATGCCTGTGGTTATATGGCATTGGGCGGGGAGTTGGGGGAGTAATCGTGTGAGCGGCGCGGAAAGTCAGAATGTGGCGCATTCGGTAGCACGTCCGGCTAGATCATAACCTTAGTATTTCATTCAAGCGCCGCTCACGCAGACGGTTTACTGAATCAGTAAAGCGGCTGCAAGCGAATAGTTAAAGATTGATCTTTACGCGGCTGACTTCGCCAGACTTATCGTCAAAGGTAATCGCCTGCATCTGCGACCTCGCGGTGTAGGCGTTATCTTTTGCATACCTGTCGCGCTTGGTGACAGCGCGAAGCTGCTCCCATTGAACCCCGCCTATATCGGCTGACTTGTGGTGGTGCAGGTGGCCTGTGTAATAGAACCTGTGCCGTGTCTCGCCCCAAAGCTGCGGGAACTCATCGGCCAGCGCCATTACAAGGCGCTCTGGCTTTGCTTTGTCGCCGTGGTGCGCTGCAATCAAACACTTGCCGAACTGATAGACAAAGAACTCGCCTTCATCGCGCTGCACTTCAATGCGTGAATGATTGCGGTATCGCTCGGCCAGCGAGTAAAGCACAATCAGGTATGCGTCGCGGTCATGGTTGCCTCTGAGAACAGAAACAACGACCTTGCTGTGATGAAGTAATGCAATCTCAATGCAGCGGGCCAAGCCCTCAATCATTGCAAGGGCTGTTTCCTCAATGGTCGCCAATACATCCAGCGCGTGCTTGCTGGCAGGCGTGGCATTCTCATTGTCATTGTGGTGCAGCATATCACCAAGCACCAGCACAACCCCTGTGCCGGACTTCGGCGACCGGCTGACGCAATCCCGCATCCCGCCGACAAGCCTTTCAACAGTGCCAGCCAGCGTTTCTGCGTCGGTTCTGAGACCTGCGTGAATGTCTGGCATGGGATAGAGCGTCAGCAACCCATCAACGGCCTCTGTGGGCGCTTCTATGGGTTCTGGCGGGGAAATGTCGGCCAGAGCCATCCTGATGCGCTCTGCGCTGTCCTCAACACCGATTGCCTCGGCCTTCGGCATGGTGAACTGAACGCTGGCATGTTTTGTTTTGAGCCAGCCTCCGCGCACCCGTGTCGGGTCTTGGATGCCGACCTGATCCAGCGCATCGGCAACGCCTGGGTCCAACTCAATTTTAGCCTTGGCTCGATTGTAGGACTCATGGACGCCGGTGTAATTTTTGCCCAGCGCCCGCGCCGCAGCCCGGATTGATCCATGTTCCTGAACGGCATCGTAGGCTTGCTGCTGAACGTCCGATATGGCTTTGTTGGCTATGGTCGGGCTAGGCATCGTCGCACCCCGCATCCAACGTGCTTATCAGCGCCGCGCCGGTCTGTTGCGATAGCGGGCCGCCATCCTGCGATAAAGCCGCCGCATGATTTGTCCGTAGGTCAAACGACCCGTCACAGATCGCGCTTGTACTTGCCACGCTCATGCAGCCACCGCTGGACATCAGCGTCAGAAGGGCCAGCGGTTTCATCCATCCGCTTGCGCGTGTTGATGTATTCATTGAAGTCTTGAACGGCATTTGCATCGTCAGCGTCCTTTCGGCCCTTGGCATAGATCAGGGCTGCACCAAGGGCGACCAGAGCCGCCAC